TTAACGAATCCAGTTGCGACTGCAAATGACCTTGAAGTTTTCGTAGGAAACGTAAGACAAGAACCAACTGCAGCTTACTCTGCCGCTGGTACAACTCTTACTATGACTGAAGCGCCTGATACTGGTCTAAACTTTTATGTCATAAACAAAAGTCAAGCACAAGTCACAACAACTCCACCAGTAAACTCTATCTCTACAGATAAGATTGTTGCAAGTGCAGTAACAGATGCAAAGATTGGTGGTATGGCTGCAACAAAACTTACTGGAACACTAGCAGGCGCAAGACTTCCCTCTGGTTCTGTTTTACAAGTTGTTCAAAATACATATTCAACAGCATCACAAACTGGTGGCTCTGATGCTGATACTGGACTTAATGCAACCATAACTCCACAGTTTGCTACAAGTAAAGTTTTAGTTATGGTAAATCAACCTCTAACAGTTTCACAAGATACAAATTCTGCAAGAGATGCTAACTTTAAACTTGTAAGAGGAAGTAGTACCACACTTATTCAAGGTATGGCAGAAATATCAAACCAAACTGGTGGTAAAATTTCCGCCTATAATGCTCAAGTATTTTTAGACTCACCTAACACTACGTCTGCAACAACATATAAAACTGCTTTTGGTGTTAATGCTGGGTCAAGTGATGTTTATGCACAACAACATGGTTCAGCATCTAGTATGATTTTAATGGAGATAGCAGGATGAGTTTAGATACACCAAGAGTAGCAGCAATTAAAATTATACATCCTACAGCAATTACCTTTCGTGGTGATGATGCTTTTGATAATGACGGTAAACAAATTACTGTAGATGAAAGTGCTGTTGCAACAAAGGTTGCAGAAATAGAAGATGCACAACCTCTTAAAGATTTAAGAGAAGTTCGTAATGGTATTCTTGCAAAATCAGATTGGGTTGTAATTAAAGAAAGAGAAGAGGGTGGTTCGGTTTCAAACTTTGCAGATTGGAAAACTTATAGACAAGCACTTCGTGATGTAACTAAAACATATAAGACACTTGACACAGTTAAGTGGCCAACTGCACCTTCGGAGTAAACAGATGCCATTAAGTAAAATACAATTATCTTCATCAACTGGACGTAGAAATATGGTTGTCAATGGTGCTATGCAAGTAGCTCAGAGAGGCATAGATATAGATGATATTTCTGGTGATGGTCAAAAAAACATGGATATGTTTGTAACAAGAGATTATGGTGGAAATGGTACATATGATTTTGACCAATCTACAGATGTGCCTGATTCTACTTTTCATAACTCTTTAAAACTAACTGTCAAAAGTGCATCAACAAATACTGGGTCATATGGATATGCTTTAGAACATAGAATTGAAGGATACCGTATGAGACAGTTACGTTTAGGACGTTCAACTGCTCAACCAATTACTGTTAGTTTTCATGTAAAATCTTCTGTCGCTGGAACATACTCAACTGGTTTAAGAACAACTGGTGGAGAAACCTCTCATGTTACTGAATTTACTTTATCAGCAAATACTTGGAAATATGTAACATATACTGCTCCTGCTCAAACAGCCTCTTTATCCAGTTTAAATGAAGGAACTGGTCTTGGATTAATTGTTGATATTGTTGGATTAGGAAAACAAACTAGTAAAGCAACAACTACTTTTAATGCTTGGCAATCTGGTAATTATGTTTTTTCAAATAATCAAGTTGCATGGATGGATAATGCTAATGCAACGCTTTTTGTTACTGGACTACAAGTTGAGATGGGCAGTACAGCAACAGAATTTGAACACCGTTCCTTTGGGGAAGAGCTTCAACTTTGTAAAAGGTACTTTCAAAAAACGTATGAAATAGGTACTAATCCTGCTACTGCAACTGAAAATGCATGGGCATGGTATGGTACTGATTATAATTTAGGGGATACTGGTACTTTTCAAACCCAAGGAATAAGGTTTGAAGTAGAAATGCGTGTGGGGCCCACAATCACACTATATGATGGACAAGGTAACTCTGGAAAATGCACAAGGTATAGAGTTGGCGTAGGGCCAAGTCATAATCAAGCTTCAAGTGCAGACCTTATCACCTCCAAAAATTTTAGACATTTTGGTCAAGGAACTTCTGCAACTGGAAACATTGCTTTCCATTATACAGCAGCAGCGGAGTTATAAAAAAAATGGAAATAACATCAGCAAAATATATTAAAGGTTTAGAGGGTGGAGAAAACACTGCTGTTGAGGTGGTGGTTAATGGTGTGATAATGAATATACCACTAGACCCTGCCAACACAGACTACGCAGAAATTCTAAAACAAGTTGCAGACGGTACAATAACCATTAAAGATGCAGAATAAATATGATAAAGGAAATTAGATAATGCCGTTTATAGGAACACAACCAGAAGTAGGTGGATATTCAGTCTTAGATGCTCTGACAGCATCTGCTACTGCAAGTTATACACTACAATTAAATAGTGCAAACTTTGTACCGAATTCTGCAAACCAACTTTTGGTTTCACTGAATGGTGTCATTCAGAAGCCTGGTTCTTCGTTTACTGTATCTGGTAGTACTCTTACATTTTCTAGTGCATTAGCTTCTTCAGATAGTATTGATTTTATTCTTGCAATGGGTGAACCTCTTTTGATTGGAACACCAAGTGATGGAACAGTTTCTTCTGCAAAGATTGCTTCAAGTGCAGTAACAGATGCAAAGATTGCTAGTGGTATTACTGCAACAAAACTTACTGGTGCATTACCAGCGATTAGTGGTGCTGCATTGACCAGCCTTACTTCTGGAAGTTGTTCTTTTACCGTTGATAAGAATGGTAATCAAACTATATCGCAGAACACTTGGACAAAATTGACGTTTAATACTGAAGAAACAGACCCAAACAGTCGTTTTAACACAACAACCTATGAATTTACTGCACCGGCAGCTGGTCAATACTTTTTTCACGGAAGGGCTCAGATTAATAGTTTAACCTCACAAAATGATTTGTTTTATTTACGATTTTATGTTAATGATGCACAACCATCTGGAGATGCAACTGAAGCTGTTACTGGTGGATTTGCTACTTCAGCTGTTAATGCTACATTCCTTTCTGTTAATGGTGTTCTTAGTTTGTCGGCAAATGATGAGGTTTCTTTATATGCGTATACAACTGCCGGCGTTAGGACGATTGCATCACAGAGTAGTTGTTTTAGTGGATTCAGACTTGCATAGGAGATAAAATATTATGGCAACTTATATTTCAAAAATTAAAGCATATGTGGGAAGTGATGTTGATTTCCTAAATGATGTGATAGTTCAAGATAAAAAAGATGGCAAGGGCCCTATAATTGCTCAATGGAATTTAGATTCTCCAGCTAAACCAACTGATGAACAACTAGATGCATTAGAAACAAAAGCGATTGCATTTGATAATGAAAGTTCTTTAGTTGAACTTCGTGCAAAAAGAAACGTCAAACTCGCAGAAACAGATTGGACACAGAATAGAGATGTTACTTTGTCAGATGATGCAGATTGGAAAACATATAGACAAGCACTTCGTGATATCACAAAGACATACAAAACACTTGATACAGTCAAGTGGCCTACGGAGCCAACATCATGACTTTAATTAAAGTAAAATCAAGAGGAACAGATAACGTAAGTGGTCGTAGGAATCTTATCATTAACGGCGCTATGCAAATAGCTCAGAGAGGCACCTCAAGTACATCTGACAGTTATCAAACAGTAGATAGAACTAGAACCAATCATGGTGGTGCAAGCGTTACTCAATCACAACAAACTTTAACTAGTGGTAGTCCATATAATGAAGGATTTCGTTACTTCTTGAGAGTAACTAACACATCAGCTTCTTCTGCGACAAGTGCTAATATGCAACTTCTTCAGTTTATAGAAGCACAGAATATATCAGGAAGCGGATGGAATTATACCTCATCTTCAAGTAATGTAACTTTTTCTTGTTGGGTTCGTTCTAGTCTTGCTGGAACATATATGTTTAGGTTAAGAACTTTTGACGGAACGTCATACGCATATGCCTCTAAGTTTACTTTATTAGCTGATACATGGACAAAAATTACAAAAACTATTCCTGGCAACTCTAATCTTCAATTTGATAACGATAATGGAAGTGGTTTGGAAGTGAACATTACTCCTCACTTTGGAACAAATTTTACTGATAGTGGTTTTACTGATGATGCTTGGGGTGCATATTCCTCTAGTTCAAGGTCAGATGATTTTGACCAAAACTGGTGTAATACCGTTAATGCGACATTTGATACTACTGCGTGGCAGCTTGAAGTTGGCGATAGTGCTTCAGATTTTGAACACCGTTCATTTGGAGAAGAACTAGCTTTGTGTCAAAGGTATTATCAAGCTAAAGGAGCAGGAAGTGGTTACTATGCTGGAAACGGAGTTAGTACTAATCAAATTGCTTGTGGGTTTCCTTTAGCAACTTCAATGAGAGCAACACCTTCTACTCCACCTAATGTTAGTGTTCATAGAAGTGGAAATCAAAGTGTAACCGCTTCAATAAACCAAATTAGTTTAGGATATAGTAATGATATTGGTTCTAACTGTCAAGTTAGATTTCTTGGATTTAGTGTTACAGATGAAGTAGCATATAATGTAGCCCTAAATGGTGTTTTACGATTAGATTCGGAGTTATAAAATGGATAAAATAACAAATGCAAAATGGTGTGATGCTGATGAAAGAACTGGAGAAATAACTACTTTAACTGCTACTATTAATGGTGTAGATTTAGTTATTCCCAAAGACTCTGCTAATAGACACTATGCAGAAATTCTAAAACAAGTTGAAGCAAAAACTTTGACAATTGCAGACGCAGACTAAATAATTTCGGAGAAAGATAAATGGCATTATCAAAGATTACAACTAAAGCAATCCTAGACGGAACAGTT